TCAATAACCCTCGGAAAATATAAAAATATTACAAATAATTTTAATCTTGATAAAGGTCAAAGAGACGAATATTATGATTATTCAAGATTGATCAGAGTTGGAACTCAAGTTCCAGAAAAAAGACTTTTGATTGTATACGATCATTATATAATTCCAACCTCAGATAATGGTGATGTCTTTACTGTTCTAAGTTATGATGCAGAAAGATTCTCCAAGGATATTCCTGTCATAGGATCAAAAAATGTCAGAGCTTCTGATACTCTTGATTTCAGACCTAGAGTACCGACCTTTAACACAGCAACAACTAGATCTCCCTTTGATTTTAGTTCAAGAATTTTTACCAATGATCCAAAATTAACATTAAAACCTGGAGAGGGATCATTACTCGGGTATGATTTTTATCTACCTAGAATTGATAGAGTATATCTTGACAAATTTGGAAGTGTTATTGTAAGAAAAGGTGTTTCTGCTGCAGATCCAGAACCACCATCAAATGAAGATGGTGACTTAATGCAAATAGCACAAATCAATCTTCCTGCATATCTATATGATACTGATGAGGTCACTATATCTGCTATAGACAATAGAAGATATACCATGAGAGACATTGGTAATCTTGAAGATAGGATTGAAAACTTGGAAAGAGTTACATCGTTAACTTTACTTGAACTTAACACAAAAACTTTAAAAGTTGAAGATGCAAATGGAAATGATAGATTTAAGAGTGGGATATTTGTAGATAATTTTAATAATAAAGATTTGTCTAACAGTAATTTAACAACCGCTGATATTAGAGCTGGAGAACTCAGACCTTTTGCTTTTAGAAATTCTTTACAGCAAAGATTAGTTCCTGCGGTAGAAGTGCCAGAAAGTCAATTAGATTTATCACAAAATTATGAACTGCTAGATTCAAATGTACAAAAAACTGGTCCCGTAGTTACTCTAAAATATGATTCTGTAGATTGGTTAAATCAATCTCTTGCTACCAGGGTTGAGAATGTTAATCCATTTCACGTTGTAGAATTCAATGGAATAATTACACTTTCTCCAGATACAGACACATGGGTAAGAACTATCAGTCTTCCACCTGCTGTTGTTGAAAAAACAATCAATAGAACAGTTAATAGATCGGAAGAAGAGACTGATGAGGATAGAGTTATAGACTTAAATCCAGATGAATTTGATGAGTTTATAAGACGTTCAGAAGAAGTAGGAAGAACAACTAATACTAATACTACCAGCAATACTGTTTCTGATGTTAGAACTGTTCTTGTTTCTTCAGGAGCAGAAAAATATGTTCGTTCTAGGAACGTTGCTTTCTTTGGAACTCTCTTTAGACCTCTTGCAAGACATTATCAATTCTTAGATAATCATAGTAATGTAACATTTATTCCAAAACTTGTAGAAATTGCAAATTCTCCAACCTTAACAAATTCTGGATCTACCATTAATTCTTTCCAGGCAGGAGAAACTATAAGAGTATTTACTGCAGGAAACAGAATAGGAACTTTTAGATTAGCAACATCAAATCATAAAACAGGTCCATTTAATTCTGCAGCAACTACATATACTACCAATCCATATGCAACTTCTGAAAATGTACCTTCAGGATATAGTCAATCTTCTAAGACCATAAACATTGATTTAAATTCATTAGCAGCAGAAGATCAAGGAAGTTTTAATGGGTATTTTGAAAAAGGTTCAAAAATAGTTGGACAAACTAGTGGTGCTATTGCATATGTAAAAGATTTGAGACTTATTTCTGATGTTAATGGAACTTTATTTGGTTCATTCTTCATAAAAAATCCCCATGTAGATCCTGCTCCAAATCCTAGAATTCTTACTGGAAGAAAAACTTATAGATTATCCAGTAGTGCTACAAATGAAAAACCACTTCCCGGTAGCACACTAATTTCTGCTGGAGATTCCACTTACACAGCAAACGGAACTTTGAGGCAGTTGCGGCAAGTAACTACACTTACCACAACAGTTACTTCTACTATAACTACGATTACAACCAGAAGAAATGTAAGGGCACGTAGAGTAGATCCACTAGCACAAAGTTTTGTTGTTGGTAGAGATATTGATGCTCCAACTGGGTTTGGTGATACTGATGATGATAATGGAGTATTTGTGACGAAGGTAGATTTATTCTTCGCATCAAAACCAACTGGAGGTCAACCACTTACAGTTGAAATAAGGACGGTGGAATTAGGAATACCAACATTAGATATTGTAGGTGATCCAAAAACACTAACACCCAATGAAATAAACACTTCGAATAATGCATCAACAGCAACTACAGTAGTCTTTGATTATCCAATTTATCTTCCACCCGGACAGGAATATGCAATAGTTTTACTTGCTCCAAACTCCGATCAATATGAAGTTTGGACAGCAAAAATGGGAGAAACAACTGTTGAAACTAGAAATCTTCCTCCAACTGAGAATATAAGATATACCAAACAATTTGCTCTCGGAAGTCTATTTAAGTCTCAAAACGGATCAACGTGGACTCCTACTCAAGAATCTGATTTGAAATTTAAACTCTATAAGGCAAAATTCACTTCAAACGCAGGTATTGTACATTTTGCAAATCCACCTCTCGATTCTAGTAATGGATATATTCCCACACTTAATTCCAATGCACTAACAGCATTACCAAAAAATGTAACACTTGGTATTACTACAATTACTCCCGCAAATGATCCTGCAGGAACACTTGTAGGAATTTTAACCGCAGGTAGAAGAATTGCCGGTGTAGGAAATAGTTTTGGAACTATTGTTTCTACTGGAAGCACTGCTACCAGTGTTAATGTAGTAAATGGAGGAGCAAATTATACAGTTCGTAATGATGTTTCTACTGTTAATATTTCTGGGCAAGGTAGTGGACTAACTGTAAATATAGGTGCTGTTGGTATCGGCAGCAGTGTTACTACTTTGACTGTTAATAAGAGAGGAACGGGATATAATACAGGTGATATTGTTTCACTTACTAATGCCTCTGGTCAAACTGGTAGAAATGCAATCATTAGTATTACTGCCAGTCAGCACACTGATACATTATATCTCAGTAATGTTCAGGGATCAATTCCTACAGGAGATTTGGTTTATTTTAATACTGATACGACTAGAGTATCTCTTGCGAATACTGATGTTACATCTTCAACCGAAGATACAGGAATTAATTCTGGAAATTATTTGCAAGTTCAACATTTTAATCATGGAATGTACGCAAATAACAACAAAGTATTGTTAAATGATATTATTTCTGATACAGCACCTACAGTATTAACTTCAGATCTTAGTGTTACAACTTCATCCGGTGGATTTATTTCAGTTGATGATTCGACAGTATTTACTACTTTTGAAGGACAACCTGTTAACACTAACAATCTTGGATATGTTAAAATTGGTGATGAAGTTATTGCGTATGAATCTGCAGTAAATAATCTATTAACTATCAACTCAAGAGCAGTAGAAGGGGTTGTAGAAGATCATGCAATTAATGATCAAGTAATGAAGTATGAATTCAATGGACTCTCATTGAGAAGAATTAATAATGTAGTTTATGATATTTCCGATACTGAAATTGAAAGTGATTCTTACTATATTGAAGTTGATAGGGGAGCAACATCCACTATAGGAGGAAAATCACTAGGAAATAATAGATCAACAGGTATTGGAACACTGCCACAGGCATCCTTCTCAACACTGTTAATTGGTGGTGGAGATGATATTAAAGCATCAGAAAATATCATGTTCAATAGAATTAATCCTAGATTTGATATTATTTCTCCAGGAAGACAAACTTCCGTAACTTCCAATATTAGAACTACATCGGGAACCAGTATTGATGGAAATGAAGTTTCATTCACTCTCGGAAATACTATTCAAGAAGTAACACCAAATAGAGAGAATGATTTAACTTCTGTTCGTATGGTTTGTTCTAGAGTTAATGAATTAAATCAATCACAATTTGCCAATGTATCTGGAAAGAGATCATTTAATTCTACATTAACACTTAATACAACCGATGAAAATCTTTCCCCAATAATATTCTCAGATACCTCTACTGTTGAATTTATCTTAGATGATATTAATAGTCCAGTAACAGATTATACTACAGATTCTAGAGTAAATTCGTTATCAAATGATCCTCATGAAGTAATTTACGTTACAAATAAAGTAAATCTTGCACAACCAGCATCTTCCTTGAAAGTTTTATTGACAGCATATAGACCAAAAGTATCAGATATAAGAGTTCTTTACAGTTTAATTAGGGAAGATTCGGCAGAAGTAGAACAATCATTTGAATTGTTCCCAGGATTTAATAATTTAGAGTTAACTTCTTCAGGTGAATTGAAAGTAATTAATCCTAAGTTGAATGATGGAAGACCAGATGCCAAAGTTCCTCCAAGTGAAAAAGATCAATATTTAGAATATGAATTTACTGCAAATGATCTAGAAGATTTTAGTGGATATGCTATAAAGATTGTTATGTCATCAACAGATCAGGCAAATGCTCCAATAATTAAAGATCTCAGAACTTTAGCAGTGAAATGACAAAATTAACAAAGGTTAAAGATCACCCTCATCTTTATAGAGATGATAATACTGGAGCAATCATAAATTATGATACTATTGGTTATAATCAAAGATTGAAAAAAATTGAATTAGAAAAATCTCAAAAACAAGAGTTAGATGATATGAAAAAAGACATTGAGGAAATTAAAGACTTATTAAAACAATTTCTAAATAAATGACTGCCTGGTGAAATGATATAAATATCTAGAGGTATATTAGCATCAATAATAATGGCTGTTTATGTATCCAATATAGTGATTGAAAAAGGATTTGATTTTGACACGTCTTTTCAATTGGAAGACACTAGAACAAATTCACCTTTAGACCTCACTGATGCCACTACAGAGGCACAAATGAGGAAACACTATGGAGCATCTACATCAGTATCTTTTTCATCTACAATTACTAGTGCGGATCAGGGAATTATTTCAATTTCAATGACTTCAAATCAAACAGTCAGTTTGAAACCAGGAAGATATGTATATGATGTAAAAATTCTAAATGCTGGTAGAGAATATAAAGCTGTCGAAGGCACAGCACTACTACGAGGGGGAGTAACTAGGTAATGCCTAATATTAACGACAGGATTGGTTCTCAGAATGTCATTCGTGTATTATCTAATGCTTCTGCACCACCGACACGAATAGTTAATTTAACTGACGTAGAATCGACTAGAAAGACTGAAGATGGGATGATCCTTGTATGGGATCTATCTGCAGAAAAATTCTTCATGACAGATACGATTGATTCTGCAGGATTGACCGTCACAGGTATTGCGACATTTTCCAATACAACTCAATCAACTTCAGTATCCACTGGAGCATTAATTGTTAAGGGTGGTGTTGGAATTGCAAAAGAAGTACATCTCGGAGAAGGGATTACAATTGCAGGGATTTCAACCTTCTCATCTAATTTAGATATAAATGCTGCTGTTGATATTTTAAATGGATTAAAGGTAAATCAAACTTTTGAATCTGTTGGGATTACTACTCTAGCATCTGCTGGTGGTATTACTACCACTGGTGGAGATTTATATATTGGTGGAGATTTGTATGTTGCAGATGATCTTGTATTAGATGAAATAACAGCAAGAAATGCTACTTTAACTGGAAATCTTAATGTTTCTGGTATCTCTACATTCAATGATGTTACTAAATTCAATAATGCTGATGTAATTTTCCAAGGTGCTGCTGCAGGTCAGAATATAACATTTGATGCTTCTGAAAATGATTTAGAGTTTACTGATAATGCTAGAATAAAATTTGGTGATAATGATGATCTTGAGATATGGCATGATGGCACCAACAGTAATATAAAAAATTCTACGGGTGATTTTCATATTCGTAGTGATTCACTCGCACTTAAAACAACAGATAATAGTGAGAGATATCTTAAAGCTACTAAGAATCAAGATGTAAAATTATATTATAATGGCAATGAGAAATTTGCCACCACAGGCACTGGTGTATCAATTTCAAGTGGAACTGGAAATACTGCAATTATTGCAGCTCCAGAAAATCTTATCATTGATCCAGCAGCAGTCGGTGATGATACTGGAAGAGTTACCATTAAAGGTGATTTATTTGTATTAGGAACAGAAACTAAAATTAGTTCTCAAACAATTGAATTAGCAGATCATAGAGTAGGAATTGCTACCACTGTTGGAACAAATCTTCTACTTAATGGTGGGGGTATTGGAATTGGTTCTACTGCTATTCTAAAGACAATTCTTTGGAATAATGCATCAACTTCACTTAAATCTAGTGAAAACTGGGATCTTGCTTCTGGTAAATCATTCAAGATAAATGGAACTGATGTTTTAACATCAACTACATTAGGAACTGGAGTCACCAATTCTTCACTGACTAGTGTTGGAACTCTCAATTCACTAAATGTTTCCGGACTTTCCACTTTCACTGGTATTGTTACAACTGTAAGTGACTTATATGTTGGTGGAGATCTTTATGTTGCTGATGATTTAACTTTTGATGAATTTACTGCACGTAATGCTAATGTCACTGGTATTGCAACGATAGGAACTCTTGGTGTTACTGGATTAACTACTACACAAAATCTAAGGGTTGCCGGACTATCAACTTTTGTTGGAGTGGCAACTTTTTCAACTAATGTTTTTGTTGCAGGAACACTTGATGCCGGACTTATTGATGGAGGTTCATTCTAATGGCAAAACCAACTACTAGAGAAGAATTAAAGGATTACTGTCTTAGACAACTTGGTGCTCCTGTTTTAGAAATAAATGTTGCTGATGAGCAGGTTGAAGATCTACTTGATGATACTTTACAGTATTTTAATGAGAGACACTATGATGGTGTAGAAAGAATGTACCTTAAGTATAAGGTATCTCAGGATGATATTAACAGAGGAAAGGCAAGTGGAACAGATGGTATTGGTATAACAACCACAACCGGATCTTCAAATATTGTGGGATTTGGAACAACAACATTTAATTTCTACGAAAATTCTAATTATATTCAAGTTCCTGATTCAGTAATTGGTGTAGAAAAAATATTTAAGTTTGATACCAGTAGCATTTCTGGAGGAATGTTCAGTATTAAATATCAATTATTTTTGAACGATTTATATCAATTCAATTCAATTGATTTGCTGCAATATTCTATGGTAAAGACATATCTAGAAGATATTGATTTTTTATTAACTACAGATAAACAAATAAGATTTAATAAGAGACAGAACAGATTATATCTTGATATAGATTGGGGTGCTCAAACTAAAGATACATTCTTTGTTATTGATTGTCAGAGGGCATTGGATCCAAATGACTTCTCAAAAGTCTTCAACGACAGTTTTGTGAAGAGATATCTTACTTCTGCAATTAAAAGGCAGTGGGGTCAAAACTTAATTAAATTTCAAGGGGTAAAACTCCCTGGTGGAGTTGAATTAAATGGTAGACAATTATATGATGATGGGCAAAGAGAGTTGGATGAAATAAAACAGAGAATGGCAATGGACTATGAAATGCCACCTCTTGATTTTATTGGTTAATAGTTATGTCGTTAAATCCATTTTTTCTTCAGGGATCTCCAAACGAACAATATCTTGTTCAAGATTTGATCAATGAGCAACTAAAAATTTATGGAGTAGAAGTTTATTATCTACCAAGAAAAATTTTTAAAACTGACAACATAATTCGTGAAATACAATCATCAAAATTTGATGATGTTTTTATGATGGAAGCGTATATCAATAATTATGATGGATATGCTCCTGATAGTGATATCATGACCAAGTTTGGTCTTAGATTAAAAAATGAAATAAGTTTGACTATATCCAGAGAGAAATATGAAGAATTTATTGCACCATTTTTGGAAGGTATTTCTTCTGGTATTAGAGAAGGATTAATTACCGAGTATGACTTTGCAGATTTAATTGCAAGACCAAAAGAAGGAGATTTGATTTATTTCCCACTTGGTGAAAGACTCTTTGAAATTAAAAGAGTTGAATCAGAAAAACCTTTTTATCAACTCGGAACAAATTATGTTTATGAGTTAAGTTGTGAACTTTATGAATATGAAAATGAACTTATTGATACTGCAATTGAAGAAGTTGATAACACTGTAGAAGATGAAGGATACATTACATCTTTGATTCTTGCAGGAGTTGCTGTTACTGCCACTGCAACAGCAACTGTGGGAACTGGTGCAATTAGTAAAATATTCTTAAATAATGATGGTAGTGGTTATACATCTACTCCAACAGTTACTTTCTCAGATCCTCCATCTGGAGTTGGTACTGTTACGGCAAGGGCGATTGCAATAACCACTAGTAGAGCAAATGTTCAATCTATTTTAAGATTAGAACTAACAAATGGTGGATCTGGATATACAACAGCACCAACCATTACTATAACTGGTGGTGGAGGAACAGGTGCAGCTGCTACATGTGCGGTTGGATCTTCGTCTGTTAATACCATTACACTCACCAATCAAGGAAAAGGATATTCTGTTCCTCCTCTTGTAACAATTAATGGTCCTGCAACCGGTATTTCAACTGCGACTGGTATAGCAAGTATTACTAGTGATGGAAAAGTTGATTCTATTAATATTATCAATCCT